GGTCATAATCATATTTCATGTGAGTAGATGTAATTAAATCACCTCTTTTTGTTAAATTATAGCTATAGCTGATTATATCTAAATCTTCTATCATTATTGCAGATTCAAAGTCCTCTGTTGTATATGATCTTTTAATTTGAGGAAATCTTAATACTCCATCAAATCCTATTCTTGGAAACATAAATGTTGATTTTGCTATATCTTCAATTAATAATTTACTATGTATTTTTTCTTTTTGAGTAAATGCAAAGTTCCAGCCATCATGTGAATCTTTTGTTAAACCTAAAGATTGTTGGTCTATTTTATCTCCAGAATGTCCTAATTCATTTACAAATATATCTGCAATTATATCTGATGGATGTGTTATTAAATTATTAGAAGCATCTACTCTGCCTAATATAGATCCATACATATTCTGAAAATTAATTTTAGTATCACAAGGAGTAAAACAAGTTACTTCAGGTAGCCACCCTTTTAACTTTCCACTATATTCAAAGCTATTAGCTGTATCATTAGGAGGATGATGATAAGTAGTAGTATTGTCATTGGTCATAGTATAGCTAGTTAGCCAACCATAAGCACCAAGCTCTATTATATATTTACCAACATTGGAATAATTAGAATATTTAGCATAAGGGTTTAGATATTCTTTATTATAAGCAGTATTACCAGTTGTATTTATTGTTTCTAAACCAAAGAACTCTAAAGGAGATTTCCCATTTTCTTCATATTGATGCCAATTTACTTGTTCAGGATTCATATAACTATAATCTATATCATCATGATAATCTGAAAATCTTATAACATCTCCTAATCTAATTTCATTACCCCATGCATCTAATAATTGTTGGTCTGGTCGTCTTGATTCATAAGATTTATTAGTTAGTTCACCACCTATAACATCTTCTTCACCTTCAGGATCAAGCAAATATCTAAACCTGATACTATTAAAAGAATAATCCAATCTACCATCTTCACCTACATCATCAGCTAGGGATCTTTTTGCATAGGTATAATAATTGTGAGTATCATCAAATTGCCTCCATGATTGATTAGGCATTACCCAATGACCAAATGCTATCCAATGTGCATAATTACCACCAAAAAGATCACTATCAACACCACCTCTATGCAAAAAAGGTATAGGAGGTTCTGTATCTATAACAAATCTGAATAAGCTATGTTTATAAAGATTGTAGTATAATTGTGCTGCATTTGTACCAGCTTCAAAACCATCCCAATCCTCTGAATTTATCATAGCTTTAGATTGATGTGTCATTGTTGAATCTAATGCAGATATTTCATTTCCTGAAGTAAAATTACCATCAACCATATTCTGAAATTCATCCTCTATCAATAAATCTACATTCTCCCAATCATGGTCAGTTTCATCACCAAGAGAAACCCAGTAGAATGTAGGATCATAGGTAGGTATGTCATTTCTTTTCTGCAATGTTATTTTAGAAGGTTTATAAGCAACCATTAATTGAACAATTCTTGCTGATAATAATCTATTTGAAATAAATTTTGATACTTTTGTATCATAAATATCATCTTGAACATTCCATTGAAGTTGTAACTCATTCTCTATATCACCATATATCTCATTTGTAGAGGTTAATTCATACCATATTATATTAGAAATACAACATAAATGATCATCTACTGAAATAAATAATGGACTATAATCAGCACTTGCAAAAGGATAGCTATATCTATTTGGTGTATTAACATTATTTATAAACCAATTTTTAATAGGTCTTGAATCTGCATATACTTTTTGATTAGCACCCATTACTACTGGTGATTTAGGCATATATCCATATACCATAGGAATTGTAGCATTTCTATAATGTTCTTCTATTGATGAATTTGCATCAAGTGAATTTTTAGGCAAATCTTGGTGTAATCTTGTAGAAGATAAATCTTCAGCAGTAATAATTAATACTTCATTGTCATGTTTTACATCAACAATTTCTCCAAAGTAAAAAGTAGGTGAAATATATTCAAAATCATCATATAAATCTGTCCAGGAAGTAATGTTCTGACTATCTAAATACATAGATCCTACTTGGAAAGAACTATTAATTGATTTATATGCAAAATTAACTTTTCTACCTATAAGATTATCTGAATTTAATGTATCAGAAAATCTTATTCCATTATAAGGATTATTAGATATTTTAAATGTACATTTAGATATAGTATATTTCCTATTCTCTACATCTATCTTCTCACTTATTATTGGATTATCTAATAATAATGGTTCAAAATACATTCCATCATCAAACTCACCATCTTCATAAGGAATACCAGAAGTTTTATTTATATTTATATCATGAGTAGATAAAAATATAGAATTAGTATCAATATGATTTGTTTCTGATTCTTTTTCAATAATTAATAAAGGGATTAATTGTATATTATCACTTTGAATATCATCTAAAAATATTTTTGGTAGTTTCATTTATCCAATCCCAAAATCAGCTCCCCTTCGTACTGCTTCTCTTATATTTTCTGCTAATTCTCCTTCAACAAAATCTGATGTTAAAACATTTCCAGATACATTTACTGTTATTCCTTGTCCACCACCTTGTACACCTTCTAAATTAGGAGATTCAAGAGGTGTAATTGATACTTGTTCTGCTCCTGCTTCACCAGCAAGAATCATTGTAGGTTTATCCACAACTTCATTCATTCCATATTGAGCTTTTTCAATTTCTCTTATATTAGCCAACCCAGCTGCTATTGCTCCAGCTGCTGCTATACCACCTAATACAGGGCCAACAACAGGAATACCAGCCATAGCTGCATAAGCAGCAGTTGCTGCTTTATATGTATTAACTACTGCTTCTATTTGTGCTGCTCTTTTAGCTGCCTTTGCTAATTCTGGAAATTCTTTAGCAGCAGTTTGCATATTCTTCACAAATTGTTTTGCTTGTGTAGCCATAGCATCCTTCTGCTTTTTATCTAAACCTTTAAAATAATTAGAAACAGAATCAAGCATACTGATATTATTTTCAGTAACATCTATGACATTTTGACCAATATTATTTTTTAATTCTTCACTTTTTTCTTCATGTGTAACAACCATTTGACCAAGAATATCTGACCAAACTTCATTTACAGCATCACCTGCATCTTTTATATTATCAATATTATCTTCTTTTGCTCCTACTAAAACTGCACCAAGAGTAGTTTCTCCAAATTGTTGTTTAAGATCATCTTGTGCTGTCTGGTAACCTTCTTTTATTCCTTCTACATCTACAACATCTGTTAATCCTATTGGTGTTAATCCAAGTTTTTCACCTAACCATGTATCAGCTAATGTATTAAATTGCTCTTTAATTGCATTAATCATTCCAATAAAAACATTTTTGACATTACCACTCATTACTGCAAAGAACTCTGAAATATTAGATCCTACTAATTGTGCAGATATTTTTAGAGGTTCCCAGATAATCTTTCCTAATGCTACCATTATATCAAAAACTTTTGTAGCAGCAACTTTTAAATGTTTCCATATAAATGACCATATTTCAGGAAGCATATCTATATATACTCGTAATGTATCTAATATACCTTGACCTATTAATCCTATGTTATTCTTCATATTAGTCATAGTAGCTTTCCAATCAATCTTTTTTATAAAATTGAGAGCATCAGAAGTTTTTTCTGCAAATCCTTTTAATAATACAGCACCTTCTTGTATTGCTGGAGCAAAGAATGAACCTAATACTTCAGCAGTATCTCCAAGAGCATTTTTCATTTGTGCAATAGAACCTGAAAATGTAGCTGCTTGTGCAGATGCTTGTCCACCAAATACATCTGCAATATTATTAGTTAAAGATTCTAATCTTTCAGTAGAACCTACTGCACCAGTAACTTCAATACCATATCTGCTCATAGCATTAGTAGATGAACCTAATGTTTTAGATACAAGGTCAGCAGCAGCTTTTAAATCCATTCCTTTTGCAGCAGCTAAATCTAATGTTGCTTTAGTAGCAGCCTTAACTGCTTCTTCATCTTTAACAAATGAACCAATTAATGCTTGTGCTTCCATTATCATTTCATCACCAAACATAGTTACTTCTTGTAATGCTTTTGCCTGATTCATTAAAGCAGTAGATGTAAATCCAAGAGCAGCTTCTAATTTCTTTTCAGCCATTTCTTGTTCACCAAATGTTCCTACAACTTTTTTCATAGCAAGTCCAATAGCTAATAGTGGCATAGCTTTCATAGCACTAGACATAGCATTAAAACCTTTTTTAGCTTTTTGTGTAGCTTTAGTTACACCTTTTAATTCACTTTTAGTAAGTTTTATACCTTTAGCCTCTAAAAGGATCTTTAATTTTTGAACATCAACTGCCATCTTTTTCTGCCTTTTCTTGATTTAATTTTTTCATTCTTATATCCATAGATTCTTTAATTATAAAATATTTATCTATCCATTTCTTTGGCTGTACACCATAATGACCTGGATATATAGGTGTATTTGTTTCTTGTGTATAAATATATCTTCTTATATCTTTTTGACATTTATCTTCTAATAAATTATTTACACAGGCAAAGAATGGTAATTGATCATATACTGAATATATACTATCTTCTTTTGCATAAATATCTGCTTCCTTTTTTAATAATTTGATATACTCCCATAAATCTTTTTTATTTTCTATTAAAATAGATCCTAAACAAGATTGGAAAGTTATATCTTCAAATTCATAAGGAAAATGATGATATGAACAACCCCCACAGCTATTATCTATTAAGATATTTAGTTGGAGCTGGAGGGTTTCTTCGGGTTTACAAATTGTGCTTTTTGTATTAAATCAACTAATTGGTCTTTTTCTGATTCAGTTAATTGTCTTAATACCATATCTGGTGGAATAGCACCATTTGGAGTTTTTCCCCATCCTTCAAATGTACCACCACATAATCCAGCTCTAATCCATGATGTTTTCTGCTTTGATAGTCCTTTAATAGTTTCAGGTTCTTCATCACCATTTTCATTCTTTCTGAAAATAATGGTAGGAATATCTTTAATCTCATCTACTGTATCAATAGATATATCTTCCCTGATTATTATTTTTCTACCTGATTTTAGCTTTTTTTCAATCATCTTCCAGTACTCCTTTTAATTACATAGCTGCTATTGCTGTATCACTAAATAATGATATTTTTAATGCTTCAGTTGAACTATTTTGAACACACTCAAATGGTATTGTCCAGAATATTCCATTTTCACTAATATCTTGTGTTGGATCACCAGTAAACTGAACCTCTGCAAGTATATTCATTTCACTTACAGATGAAACAGTACCATCACCAAATTTAAGAGTTAAAGTTGAAGTATTCCCATCCAAGAAACTCTGAAGAACATTATCTGCTGCTGATAAACTAAATTCAGTATCATATTTTAAAGTAATATCACCAGTTACTGTATATTCTGGGAAAGAATATGCTTCAGCATCTCCATTAGTATTTGAACCAACTCTATTAACACCATTAGCAATACTTAAATTAAATGATTTTAATATCATATCCTGATTAGCACCATCAACTTCAAGTTGTTTAGTATTTAAAGAACCCATATTAATGAATACACCTGCATCTGGTTCAACCCAAGTTCCATCAAATGTTTGTTCTAATACTGTTCCTGTACTTATTGGATTAGCAAAACCACTAAAGTAATTACCACTTATTGCTAAATTTCCACCATTAGAACCTAAATCTCCTGAAAGATTAAGATCAGATACTACACAACCAGCAACCTTAATACCTTCTGCTGCTTTTGGATAATATGCTAAATTAACTGAATGTGGTAATCCACTTGATATAGATCCACCAATTTCTGTGTTATTATTAGAACCATCTACTTCAACTGTATATACATTTGAACCATCTGCATTATAAGTTTGTGTTACCATAGTTAAATGCTGTAATAATGTTTCTGGTGTTGCAATAAAATCAAATGGACAAGTAACTGTTCCACCTTTAGCAGTTATTACAGTATCTGCTGCATTTTTAACAGTACCTCTACCTGATAATAATCTTGATTCCCTAGTAATATTAAATGTTGGTTTTGTTGCTTGAACTACAGGTAATTGTCTATAGGCAGTACCATCTGAACCAGAAGTATCTATTCCAGTTCCAAATGTTGTTTCACCTTTAATACCCATTTTAACATCACTAATAGGGATGACTGTTGTACTTATAGCCATAATTAATCTCCTTTTTTAGCTTTTTTATTATTTACTTTTTCTACTATCCCCATAGCCAACATTTTATCAGCTACTTCATCTTTAACTTCAACAGATGCTCCATCTCTTAATTGTCCAAATTCTAAATTAGAACAAGGAACATTCATAGCATTGAAATTTCCAATTTTGGTTAATTTTGCTTTTATTTTCATAATACTCCTTTATGCTGTATTTCCTACATGAGAACATAAGTATTCCCATTGTACTGTATATGGATCTTCTAATTCACCTACATCTAATTCACAACTTTCCATTCTGCAGTCAAATAATGTAGTAGAATCAGCTAATGTTAATGTAACATTATCATGCATTAATGCTTCTGTTCTTGAAACAAATCTTAATATATGATCATATTCTGTCTTTCCAATTTCTTTACTATCAAAATAGAAGAAAATATTAATTGTAAATTGTCTTTGTTCTGAAAATGCAGCAAGTTCAATTAATGCAGAACCTACTGGTTCTAATCTAAAATATTGAGTACCAGAAGATTCATCTGCTCTGCCTATAAATACAGGAGCAGCACCTTTAAATTCACTTCTTAATGTAGATTGAACTTTATCCAATATATTCTTCCAATTATTTGTGAAATCTACTACTGCCATTATAATCTACTCAATTTAATATTTCCAACTTGTCCAGGAGTTGATGAATCTAAACTATGACCAAATACCTCTATTTCATATTCATCTGAAGCTGTTGTAATAGCAGCATCATTATCTCCACTCCATCTTATTTTCATAGATGATAAACCTAAATTTTGATAATCACCAGTAATAACTTCTGAATCAACTAATGTTTCAGATTTTAATGTAGTTGAAGATTTACCTTTAACTGTCATTTTAGTAGTACCTAAAACACCACCTTCACCACTATCAATATAAACTTTTAATAATTCATAAGATGATCCACTATAATGACCAGTTAGTTCTACAGGTCTTAAATCTGAAGAAGCACTTACTGAAACTTCTCTGATAATGCCTTTTGCAGCATCCATAGTCCTCTGATTGCCAAGTATGACAATAGTACCTGAATTAATACCTTCAATGATTTCATTCAGTTCCTCTAAAAATGGCTCTATAATGGGATTTGTGGGATCTTCGGAAGTGAGGAGTAGGATAACAGATTGTAAGGATGCTGCTCTGACAATAATGTCTGGATAATTACCTTCTCTATCTTTAATTTGTGTATCTGTAACTCTATAACCAATTTTACTATCAATCATTCTTGATGATCTTTTAGCTACTCTTGTTATTAATGTAGCAAAATCATCTCCTGATTCCATTAATAAATCAATAGGATTTGAAGCTGAATTAAAATAATAAACAGTATCAAGATTAGAATCATAATACCATTCTCCATTAGTATCAACTACACCACTATTTGCTTCTGCATCACCTAAATCTTCTCCATCAGCAAATAATTGAGTAACTAAACCAGAATCTCTTGCTAAATAAAGACTAGTTGTTCCTGTTGTAGTCCACCCATAAATAGGTTTTTTATCATCAAAATCATTTATTTTAGGATATGTATCTTTAATATCTCTATGTGTACAATATTGTATATTACTTGTAGCCATTTATATTCTCCTTAATCAAATGCCACTATTTCTATAGGTGTATTAATCTTGCTATTGCAAGACCTTGCTGCTATCTCTACAATCATATTCTGTGAATTAGTAGTTGATCTATTACCACCACCATGAGCAGAATCATAATTAGCTGTTATAGCAAATTCTGCATTAGCAAAACCATTAAAATCTATAGCTCCAGTTTGGTAGTTCACAGTTCCTTGTGCAGTACCTTTAATATTACCATGTCCATCATCATAGAAAAATACATCATTATTAGAAACTGTTACACCTTCTGAATTAATAATTGTATCATCTGGTAATCTTGCTGCTACTGCACCAGAAGCAGCTACTGGTATTCTACCAATTTTATTAGAACCATCAAAAAATTCATCTGTTCCAGAAGTTCCATCAGTATTAGTTGTTAAAGATATTGCAGAAGTTGATAGCCTTTGATTAGATGTTACTCTTATATCACCATCTACTATTCCAACAGTAGCACCCTTCTGAAATCCATTTTTAGCTGGATTATAGAATAAAGCATTGATAGCATTTTGTAATTTTTGAACAACTCCATTAGTTCCACCAAAATTAACATTATTTGCATCAGTAGCAAATGTAATTTTATCTGTTGTAGCTCCATCAATACTTACAGATAAATAATAAGTTGTAGAAGCAGATAGACCAGAATTTGTAGAAGGAGTAATACCTTTCATACCAAATGCTTGATAGCCTGATTCATAAAATTTACCTGCTATTGAACCAGGAACTATACCATCAGAAGTAGAATCTGCTACTCTACCAAATCCAAAGAAATTATGTGCTTTAAATCTACCTGAAGCATCTGTCTGTGTTACAGTAAATTCATCAAAATCCCCATAAGCATTAAAGAATGGTAATCTTACTGGATCTGTATCTGCTGAATTTGTTGTTGCTGTAGAGCCATGAGTTGCTCTTATTACAGTTAATGTATTATTTGCTAAATTTGACTTATCACCAATAGCTGTTACTTCCATAATCTCATCATCAATTCTAATTAAATCTCCAATATGAAATAAATTAGCAGTACAATTTGCAGCACTTGTATATGGTTCTAAATAAACTGTTGTAGCAGAAGCACTAGAAACCACACCATTTGCTGTAGCTGAATCTACATTAGCTGTACTATCTACATATTCATTAGTATCTAATGTTAGATAAGTACCACTTGTAGTAGGTTTAGCATTTGCTCCAGATGTATCATTTTCATAAGAAATCCATCTTGCATTAGGTAAGAACATATATTCACCAGCACCTAATAATGTAGTTATATATCTTGTTGTAACTGCACCATCACCACTAATATCTATTGAATTAGCATCATCTACATTTGAACTATCAGCATAATCAGTTACCTGTAATTGTATTTCTGCACCAACTTCTCCATCATTTTTCACTACAATGGATTTTGCATTTCTAATGGAAGATTGTCCTATTGTGGTAGAAGGTGTCAATAAAGTAATAAAAGCATTAGTATTGTCCACTTCCTGCCTTAAATTGAATACTTCTGTATATTGTTCTGTAAAGTTGAAATTAAATGTTTCACCTTTTCCAGTTGTAATTGTTAAACTTTCAGTTAATTTTGCCATAATTCTCCTTTAAATTAATTATCTCAAATGGTACTTACAGGTGATAGAAATCGAAAAATCTGATGAGATACTATCAGATCTAAAAAATGCTAATATTACTTTATTAGCAGCAATATCTGTTACATCTTTAGTTAGTGTAGTTTTATAAATCTGCTCTGATCCTGCATTTGTTGTATCTGATGTACTATGTGCAATTACTGATCCACTTGTTAATGCAGATGTACTTCCAGAATTAAATGTGTATTGAAATAAATGAATCCTAGTAGTATCTCCAGTAGCAGTATCAGCTCCTACAAAAGCATATATATCATCAATAGTAATATCATCTGGAACAAGCCATAGACAAGGAACTAAATCAGAAGCTCTTGTTGTATTTGCTTCAGCAGTTGTAAAAGTTGTAGCAGGGTCTGTTGATGTTCCAAATGCTGGTATTTCTCCTAAATCTCCATACCCTTGACTATTAAATGGAATAGCCATGTGAGTATTAACTGTAAAATCAGCAGTATCTATATTGTTTGCACCAAAATGAGCATATTGAGTATTAACATGGTGTTCTAATGCAGTTACATAAGGTGTGTTGGTGTTTACTCTAAATTGAGCAGCACCACTTCCATATACTTCAAATGCAGTACCTTCATCTTGTGGATCAACCCTCACTAAATCTTTTCCAATTATCAGAGGAAGATTAACTCCATCTCCATCAGTTATCTGTATAGGAGTTCCAGAAACCCCATTATTATCAGATATCCTAATTAATGATTTATATCCACCTGCTATTGTAGTATCTTTTAACCCTGCCATTTATTCTCCTTTATCCATATACTGCAAAATCTGCTGTTGCTGCTGGTAATGCTGTTACTTTCATAATAAATGGAGAATAATGACCTGACCCTGTTCCCCCATAATTTAATGTACTCCCAACAGAATTTGATTTTATACCAAACCAATAATTATATGTATCTCCTGCTGTTAATCCTGATATTACCCAAGTGTTACGAATGACTTGACTATCGGCATCAGTATTTCTCCAAACTACTTCTTCATGTACTGCTCCAAGAGTATTATATGTTGCATTATCAGACAATCCCAAATAGATATATCTTCCTGCTGCTGCTGATAATGAACCAGCTTGAACATGAACCTCAACAACTCCACTTGGGGGTGCTATAAATCTAACAGTAGCATCAGCATGTAAAGTTACAAAACCTGTTGTTATAGTATAACCAACTCTACCAGAATCATGTCCAAGACATCTATATCCGAGTATCATTCCTGCATAAGCACTATTTGCTACACTAAATTCAGGAACTGTACCTGGACCTTTCATTATATATTTTCCAGTACCAGCATTTAGTACAATATCTCCATCAGAAACTAATGACAAATGTCCATCAGCTGCTGCACTTACAGTTTCTAAGGTAGTAGCTCCTGTTCCTCCAACTACTGTTAAAGAAGCATAATCATCAGGGTCGCCTGCATCAAGAAATTTAAATACTCCTGTACCTGCATCTAAAGTAATATCCCCTGCTGAATCTAAAGTAATATTTCCAGCAGTAGTAATTGTATCTCCATCTATATCTACATTCCCTGCAATAGTAGTTAATGAAGCAGCACCATTTGCTATGGTTACATTAAGTTGGTCATTAGTATCAGAGCCTTCAATGAGCAATCCTGTTTCCAAATCAGAACCTGTGAAGCCAGAATCTTTAGTTCTAACAGCTATACTAAGAGAACCTGCTTCAGTTGAATTTGTTACATCTGTCATATTTGATTTAAGTTGAGCAAAGATATGCTGTTCAGGATAATCGTTATAACCTTTAAACCTTATAAATCCTAAACTATCTCCATCTTGACCAGCTGTTGTTCCAGACCCATCTCTGTCTTTAAGAAATACTAGATTACCAGCACTTGATGAACCATCATTAGATTTTATAATTAAATCTGGGTCTAAAGCAGTATTATCAGTAACAGTCATTTGTCCACCAGCAACATTAATTGTTAAATCTCCTGCTGAATCCAAAGTTATATCTCCACCAGAATCTAAAGTAACATTACCATCTGCTTTAATTATACTATTACTTCTAATTTTAATGTTGTCAGTATAGCCAGTTACATCTAAATCCCCAGATATTCTTGCACCATTACCTTCAGTAGCAACTTCTAATGAAGATAATTCTCCATCTTCAGATTTTAATATCTTTAGATGTTTGTCAAGATTCTTGTCTATTTTTAATGATTGTTTCATTTCTTTAATTTCTTTTCAATATCCAATACTTTATCTTCATAATTATCTAATCTAGTTGATAGTTCATGCATTTTGAGATCCTTATCTAAATTTAATTTCTTTAGCTTTTCAATCTCTTTATCTGCATCATTAGGATTCTCCATATAATCAACTAAATTATTAATCTTTTCAATTCCTGGAAATTGTCTTAATACTATTTTAAGAACTTTAGGAACTACTGCTTTTATGATCATAGCTGGGATCATTTAATTCCTTTAACTACTACTAATGTCGTATCATAGATAGCATCTAATAATTCTTTCTCTTGTTTTTCATTCAAGATAGGAACATTTATTTCTTTATTTAATTTTGCAACTACTTCATCTTTATTATCATTTAAGTATTTAATCACATAATCAATAGCAAAGCCTTTTAAAAAATCAGTTAGTTTCTTCATTTTTTATCATTCCTTAATATTAGTTTATTTAGGGTTTCTTCATTTTTTATCATTCCTTAATATTAGTTTATTTATTATTTCTACTAATGCTTCATACTTACTTTTTATTCCTCTTAACTCAATCTGCATTTTCTTTTGCTGATTAATAAGAGCAATTATTATATTCCTTAAATCTTCATTTATAATCTTCTCTAATAAATTAAACTTATGATGTAGGTCTTTAGTAAGATCATCCTGGATATACTTGTTCTGCTTGTATATAAACCAAGCTAATCCCAGACAAAATGCTACTGGAACACCAAACTCTTGCAGTATCTCTATAGGATTCATTCATTACTCTGTGCTTTTACTATATTAGATAATTTAATAGCTCTGTTAGGTGTTTGTCTTGCCCATCTGGAATCTAACATCTCCTTTGAAGCCTTATTATAATCTTTATCTGCTAGATATTTGATTGTTTTTTTGAATTTAGAGAATCCAGATATACCCATCTGATAACACATTTCATAAACTACATCTTGAATCTCATAAGGTGATTCATTAACCCAAGAGAATCTATTTTTAACTCTCCTGATTAATTTTTCTAGCACTCTTATAAGTATTTCTTCAGCAAGATCCATATCTAATTCTAAATCAGATACTTTAAAGCCAAAGCCTATAGTATCATGACCTTCTGTGCATTGATATACTTGAGATCTAAAACCTTCAGATTCCTTTATATTATCAATTAAGGACATTACAAATATTTAACACCAATTTTAATAATCAAATCTGATGTTGAAGCTACATTCATTGTTTCCCCTGCAATAGCTGATATGTAAAGGCTTTGAGTTCTGTTTCCATCAGCCCAATTAGCACCTTTTACAACAGAGCCTATACCATCTACTGCTGGGTTAGTTAAAGTACAAATATTAGCTAAATCAACACTCCCTGCACCACCACCTGCAATCCAATCACCATTAACAATAGGAATAGTTGCTTGAATTTCTTCTAATACTCCAATAACTGCTCCTGCTGTTGCATTAATATTTCCAAGAGCTGTTGATGAATTTGTAAAGTATAATGTGAAGTCATGTGTTCCAACAACTTGTTTATCAATTATACATATACTTACTATTTGTGCAGCACTTCCCTCATCTTTAAAAAAATTGTGTATTTCAGTTGGAGCAAACAATACATCACCAGCAGCATAATCAGGAGTAGCCTGTACTGTTGGTATAACTGTAAGCAAATCATATTTACTTGTTATATTAGCCATCATTCACCTCCTTCTTTTTAGAAGGTTTTTTATCAGCTTTCTTTTCAACTTTTTTAATAGCTTTACCATTAGCATCACATTCTTCAAATCTATCTTTTAAAGAATCAAGATCATGGGAAGGAGTTACTTCTATTACTACACCATTTGGTTTTTTAAAATATTTTGACATACTATCTCCATTTGTGTAGGAGGGATCAATGTTATTTAGGATATTTGCGAATTAAATAATGAAAAAGAATCGAACATTGATCCCAACCTATATTGTGATTAGTTATTAAGAAACATCAGTTAAGACATAAACACCAAATGTATCTTTAACTTCTATTTCACCCCAGAAGCCAGTTGCTACATAGTTTACAGCTCTTAACATTTCATCTCTTTCAGATGCTACTCTAAATAAACCTTCAGCACCAATACCAAGACCAATGCCACCTTTAGACATAGCAAAACCTGCAGCATCACCACCTGATCCAACATCTTCATCTATTTGGTCAGACCAATAAACATTGAAACCAGCAATACTACCAACAAAACCAGTTGACATAGCTTCTTCACCTTTAGCACCCATTAAAGACATAGGTTTAGCATTAGAGCCTGTTACTGCATCATCATGTAGTAAAGATATAATACCTTTAGAACCCCATACTTGTTTTGGTGATAAAACCAATGAATATGGAAATGGAGCAGAAGCTGATCTTAATTGTCGCATAGAACCAAAAACATGAGATAAAGCTAAAGCTGTACCTGCTGCTGCTTCTGTTTGTGAGAAACCTTTACCAAGTTCCACAAGATCATCATCAAGTTTAGCTGCTACTGCATTACCTAAAGCAGTTCCTGCTTGTCCTACTATATCATCATTAGAACCCATAAGAACTAAATCACTTACAGTTGAAGCAATTACATGCTCTGATACTGTAGCTGTTCTTGCAGTAGTTGTTATAGCAACAGCAGTTGTAGTTGTTGCCTGTGTAGCTGCTGTTACATTACCAGAAGTTAATTTTGTCCAATCTGAAAAATTAACATGATTAGATCCTGGCGCACATTGTTGTACTGTTACCAATGGAAACATTACATTGGTATGATTAAATGCTATTACAGCATCGCCAATAGTTCTTCCTAAACCACCAGCTGCTGTTGTTGTATTAGTTAAAGCCATTATAAATACCTCTTAAATTACCCTCTATCAACTGCATAATGCCTTCAAGTAGGGTTTGATTTTATATTTTATAGAGGTCTTTTAATGTTTCCATTTTTATCAAAACTTACACCACTAAAAGTTCCAATAGAAGAAGTGGCTATAGATTTACCTTTTTGATGTTTATCAGCTCTATCTTCCAATTCATCAACATAAGTATCAAAATCCATTTTCTGTCCTTTATATTTAACAGAACAATCTCCATCATCTTTGACATCTAATTCCATATCACCTTTAGGATCAAAATCAACACCAAGTATCTTGCTATGGTTTTTTTTAATTGCCATAACCTATTTTAATACCTTGACCTGCTGGTGATTGATTTGCTTTTTTATATCCATCTGGATCTTTAGTTGCCCATTCTTGAAAAGATTCATAACCACCAAACTCTCCTAATTTAGCATCTCTGCCTTCAGGAACATTTGGTACATTTGTTTTAGAAACATTTAACCTCTTTGATAATTTTTCTATATCACTTAAAGGTAAATGACTAAATTGTTCTCTATCATCTTCGGAAAAAGATTCTAATAGTTCAGATTTACGAGTATTTAAGTAATTATCATATTCTCCAGCTTTTTTAGTTAAAGATTCAATTTCTGAATCTTTTTCAGCAAGAATAGTTTTAAATTCACCAGCTTCTTCCATTTTTTTCTGTCTGGATGCTGCTTTATCTTTTTCAAACTGTTCTAATTTAGTTTCAAGAGCTTGATTTTTACCTCGTAACTTCTTATTATAATCTACTTCAGTTCCATGTAGAGCTTTCCAATCTGTGTCATTTGATTTACTTTGATCTGTCTGATCGGTTTGAGCTGTCTGCTCTCCAGGACTTACTGTCTGTTCATTCTGGGTTTTTACTTCTTCAGCCATTTGTGATAATCTCCTTTTGACTTTTTTAGTAAGATAAATATACTATTTGTAGTATATTCTTTAGTGAAATATATAAACTATTCTATTAAAATACAAAATTAATTAATATAAATTATGGAATACACACAAAATATTGAAGAATATAAGAATAAATGGTTTAACTTCGTAAACTATGAACCTCATAGTGGACAAAAGAAGTTGCATTTTCCTCCTGGTGGAATATATAATGCAGATAAAAATCCAGATGGAACAAGATATACTGTAGTATCTGCTGGAAGAAGATTTGGAAAGAGTTTTTCTGCTGCAAGAGAAATTGAAATCCAATTATGTATTCCTGATTCTGTTTGTTGGATTGTAGCTCCTAACTATGCTACATCCAGCAAGATATTTGAATTTGTATATTCAGAACTTGTAATTAAAAAAGGATATAAACCATCAAGATACTCTGCAAAGGATCAATATTTAGCATTTGACTGGGATGGTGGAAAATCTGTATTAGAAGGTAAATCAGCAGAGTTTCCAAATTCTATGATTGGTGAAGGTGTATCTCTAGCTGTATTTGATGAAGCAAGTAAGATACAGAACTTAAAAAAGATATGGGAAATGTATATTAGGCCAACATTATCTGATGGTAATAGAGGAAAAGGTAGAGCAATATTCATTTCTACTCCACAAGGTCATAATTTTTTCTACAAATTATTTTTAAAAGGACAACAAAAAGATCCTAACTGGTATTCTTTTAATTCACCTTCATGGGATAATAAATATTCATTTCCAGAAGGAAAAGAAGATTTAGACCTATTAGAAGCAAAACAATCTTTAACTGATGAAATATTCAGGCAAGAATTTGCAGCAGAGTTTACTTCTCTGCAAGGTAGAGTATATAATGACTTTTCAAGGAATGATAATGTAGGCAATTATAGATATAAATATAATTTGCCTACTTTTATGTCTATTGACTTTGGATATAGAAGTCCTGCTGTATTATGGTTTCAAACAGAAAAGATTAATGATGTAGATCACATTTATTTTATAGATGAGATAGTTCATGAAACTAATATTAAAACAACAGAATTAGTGGATATGATAAAGAGCAGGAAATATCAAATAGCTAATGTATATGGTGATCCTGCTGGTTATCAAGTTCAAGCATCTGTTGGTAAAGGTGAAGCAGATATATTTTATCAAAATACTGGGTGGAGAGTATTTGCAGTAAGAGATAAAGCATCAAGAAGTATAGCTTCTGGTGTATCTCATGTAAGAAACTTTATATTATCTTCTGATGGAACAAGAAGATTACATATAGACAAAAAATGTACTGGATTAATAGAAGATATGGAAGGTTATGCATATCCTGAAACTAAAGAAGGTTATGAAATGAAAGAACTTCCTAAAAAGGATGGTTATCATGATCACAGCATGGATGCTTTAAGATATGCACTTGTGAATCAATTTCCAATAAAACAATATCAAATTAAATTCAGGAGCAGATAATGATTTATTCAATGGCAAGAAAAATAATAGATGATTCTATTAAAAGGCAAAAGCTGGAACAAGCTAAAAACAGGAGAGCATTAACTTATAAAATGCTTGATTATTATAATGGTGATAATACTGAACAATATGTGAAAAATAGATTTAGTGCTTCTTCATTTCAGGAAGTTCCAATAAGTTCAATGAATATTACTAAAAGATTTGTAGATAAAATGTCCAGAGTTTATACTCTTGGTGCTAATAGAACACTACAAAATAAACAAGATGTTTATAATGATTTAACAAGAGTTAAAGATGTTAAATTAAAACATTTTGAGAAAATGACTAAATTACTAGGTACTATTGCTGTGCATATAGGAATGGAAGATAATTTAGATGGAAATAAATGTTTTAAATATACACCAAAATATGCTTTTGATGTTATACTTGATGAATTAGATCCATTTAAACCTATTGCTATTAAATATCCTATTCTCTTAAATACTGATGATGCATCTGTGGGAAATGAAGTATTACAGTATGCATATTATGATGATCAAGGATTTATCATATATGATGATAATGGGAAGGAACTAAAAGCTGAAACTCATGATTTAGGTGTTTTACCTTTTGTGTTTATGCATAAAGATCATCAACAACTTGAATTTCATGTTCCAGGAGCTGTTGATATAATTAATGCAAATGAACAACTCAATATCCTATTTACTGAAATGAATTTAGGAATGAGATTTCAGATGTTTGGTCAATATACAGTTACTGGAATGTATGCAGATGAAAATATACAAAGAGCTGGTTCTGATGAGATTATAATCTTACCTGAAGGTGCTAATATGAGTATCTTATCTCCACAAGTTAAAATAAATGATGCTATTGCTCTTGCTAAAACTATGCTTGAAGTAACTGCTTCTAATAATCATTTAACTGTATCATTTATAGATCCTCAAAAAGATAGACCTCAATCTGGAACTGCTCTCCAGATTAGGAATATTGAATATACTGAAAAATATCAGGATGATCTTGGACTATGGTCAGAAAATGAGATGGAATTATATGATCTTGAAAAGATAGTTGCAGATTCTAATGGAATTAAATTACCAAATGAAATAGGTATTGATTTTAATGAACCTAAAGCAATTATGACTACTCCAGAGGAAATAGCCATGAATACATGGTTATTAGATAACAATTTTACAACTAAAGCTAAATTACTTAAAAAATATAATGATGATTTAACTTTAGAACAGGCACAAGAAGAAATAAAAGAAAATGAAAGTATAAATGGCACAAAAGAAGAACCAGCAGCAAATGGATCAATCTTTAGTAGATTACGTACTACAACTGAAGAAACTGAATGATATAAAGATAGATATTCCAAAAGCTAATATTAAAGATGCTATAAAAAATCCAAAACAATTTGCATTAGATTTTATTGAATTGGAATTTGCTAAAGCATTACCTAAATATATTAAATCTTTTAAACTTGGAAAGAATTTTGGGAAGGAAGTTATAGAGAATGGCGAAAAAAGCAAAACAGACATTTGATTTAAAAGCATTAACAGAAAAAATGGATAATATAGTTATTGACAGTATCAATGCTTTAGGCAGACATCTTAATAAAGCTATTCAAGATAATATAAAAAAAGGTGTTGATATTAATGATGATCCTTTTGAGGAATTAAAACCAATTACTATTGCATTAGGTGGGAAACAGCCTTTAAACAGAACTGGTAAGATGATGAAAGCTATATCAAAAACTCCTGCAACTAAAGCTAAACCAAGATTTACATTGGAAATTACAAGTAAGTATGGTGCATTACATCATACTGGATATACAACATCTCCAGAATCCTTATTACCTAATAAAAAAGTTCCTGCAAGAAAATGGTTTGGAATCCCAGAATCATTCCAGCCAGGTGGAGATGAATTTGAAAAGATGAAATTAAATGTGTTTCTTCAAGTAAAAAATGCATGGAAGAAAAAATAATGGCAACTCCTGAAGAATATATTGGTTTGTTTGGTGAAGATTTTTTAAAAGTATTAGAATCTTTAGATGAATTAACTCCTGAATTAGAACAAATGTTATTATCTACTCTTGATGATATGGTCTTTGATGTAGAAGTATTTGGTAATCATATAGAGAAACAAGTTACAAAATTAACTAATGCTGGTTTAAGTATGTTAGCAATAGAAGAAACTTTAAATAATGATATGCTTACTGGTGGAAGAATATTCGGTCAATTAAGAAATACTATTAAAGATGCTATAGTAGATGGAGTAAATCAATCTTCAAGATTCGGACAATATAGTGGATATGATCTAGATAGAGGAATATTTACATGGATTACAGTTAGTGGCAGAGTATGTGATGATTGTGCAGCAAGAGAAGGTATGCAAGGAACTTTTGCAGATTTTGAAGCAGAAGGACTACCAGGAGCAGGTAATACTATATGTCAAGAATATTGTTACTGTGTTTTAGATCCAACTGGTGAATTATCTACTAGAACCACTATTCCAGGTGTAAGAGAAAAGAGAGCCTAGCATATAGGTAATGGAATATATGTTAAATCATCTCCAGCTAAAATAGAAAGTTCATGCAATACATCTTCAATAGCAACAAACAATTCATCATCATCTTCTTCCTCAAAACAAATACAATCATATAAGAAAATATAATCTTCCATATACAATACTAATGCATTTGTTTTAGTATCTTTAATTAATTTTCTTTTCCAACCTAACAAGTTCTTTTTCCCATGCCCTTCTTTTAGCAGGATCTGGCTTTCCAGGTGGTAAAGGCTTTAAACCTACCTTTTTAGCTCTTTTTCTTAATAAGTACCACTTATTATACTTCTTCTTATCTTTTTGCTTTTTAACACTAAATTGTTTCTTTATTTCAGTAATCCTATTTGTTTCAATAACATTCTTTACACTTGGAGTATCATTAGATTCATGTCTTTCTGGTAATACTGACATATCTACATCTGTTAAGTTAAAACTTTCTCCAATTTCAATAGCATCTTCAGTTACAATCTCTGCTTCTTCAGAATCATTCAATGTTTTTAAATGTTGCATGAATGGAGCTTCTACTTTAATCTTATGAGTTACTGAATCTTCATATTTACTATGCATTTTTAAGATCAACTCTGCTGCTCTTACATTTCCTTCCATTGCTTCTCTTACCATAGCTAATATGATATTAGGTAGGTGTACTCCAGATACTTCCATGAACCTATCATAACACTTATCTATGAATTGAGCATTTCTTCTCCACTTACCTATTGTATTCTTATCTGCATTGACTAATTTACCAATCATTACATTTGTTATCTCTGGATTACAAGCTATATGTTCTATTGCCTGAATCTGCTTTTCACTTAAAACATTCTTTTTTATAACTTTATTCATATTGTAGTTTAATATTATTTAAGTAAAACTTCAAAATATTAAGTATGGAGGTCTGCGATAGAGGATTATTCATTACCCCATTACTATACTATATATAGTGTTATGGATCATTATATTAGATTAAATTAAGGCTTCTCGACGAGAGTTTAGTTAACATAATGTATATTATCAGAAGTTATTAAGTAAATATTATGAGGTGGTATGTGAGCTGTTCCCATTAATCACAGCTTCTACAGCATCAGTTTGTTGTAGATAATGAGCTAACAATATAGCATCAGCAGTAGCTAATGTAACCTTTATATTAGGATATAATTGCTGTGCTAATTGCTTCAAATAGTTCTTCCTTTTTCTTTTATCTTTAGGCATTGAACCATAGAATTTCATCCAGGTATATGGAGGTACTAATACATATCTAACCTTAAGAGTTGCCAGTATAGCACACCAATGAGCATAGTTCTCTGCGAATGTCCATACTGATCTAACACCTTGACCAGGCATACTATGTACCTTCTCTACTACTGCACTACATACACCTATATCATTAGCTATCTCTATCTCATTAACCATATCATGTATAGTAGCAGGACACTTACATACTCTTATATCATCACCATTAAGGAAGCATACACCACCTGACTTACCAGGATCTATACCTATATATATCTTCATTGGTACTTATCCATTATATCAGATAGCTTAACAAAAGTATTAGTAGTAACCTCTGGTTCAGGCTGCATATCTACATTAGGTTTAGTATTAAGCAGCATACCATTACAGCACTTACTATCCATAGTATGTACTTTAAAAGGATCATAGAAGTCAGATATACTACACTTACTACAGTAAGCAATAACAGAGTTACCAGTAGCATCTAATTTAAACTCTACTTTATCTGGCTGTTTAATTACAGTAGTATCTAACTCATCATTCCAATGCTCACCATTAATATAAGTAGTAGGTAATTTAATAAGGGTTTTATCTACAATATTATTGACCTTTAACCATTGAACATAGATAGTAACACCTTCTATGCATAGCTTCTGATTAGCTTTAGTAAGGTTATTAAATGCTGTATATGCTCTTTTCTTATCTTGTTTTCTTGGATATAAAGAATAAAAAGAATTAAATAGTTCAAGGGTTTTATCTTGAACATCTTTCTTTTCTTTTATTTCCTTTATATTCCTTTCCTTTTCTTTCCTTTCCTTTGGTATAGAGGACTCTTGGACTATTCTTGGAGGACTCTTGGAATGTTCTTGGATTACCTTCTTGAAATCATACTTGCTTGGTGTTTTTTTATCAATTCTTTGATGATCTTTCCATTTACATATCCTAATTAAGGTTTTTTCCTTATTTAGCTCTATCAAACCTACTCCAAGAATGTTCTTGATGTATTCTTGGACTACTCCAAGAGTAATCTTGGAATCAACTGGGAATATAGTAGCTTTAATCTGTAATGGACTATTCTTTAGTACACCTTCATCATCAGCCATATTAAACATTCCTATAAACAACAATCTTTCAGGGATCTGAATAGACAATATCCTATGACTTGTCCAGAACTCCTTTTTTATCATCCTATTTCTCATCTCTTATCCTTTCCCATTAAGTAACCTAAAATAAAGCCTAAAATCCATGCTATAATATATAATGCTATTAATTCTATAATATTATATTATGATTAGTGAGCAAGGATTGATCCCATAGTTCCTCAAGGAGGTGCAATCTACTATTTGTGAATTTCTCATACTCACTAATCAATTCTTCCATTAAACCTGAATTTCCACCACCAATCACTAATTCTTGAATAAAGTTCCATACTTAATAATAAAACTAATTCAAATAATAATAAACCAAATAAAAACATTACTATTGTATATATATCCATTATTCTATCCTCTCATCATCATATAAAAACTCTCCTAGAGTATCACATACCAGGAAATCACATTTAGAATTAGTACAGGCAAGAGCTGGATCTGTAATATCGCAGCCTTTTAATACTTCTGTTTCAAATAATTCTGATTTACATTTAGGACAATCTGGTAAATTCATCATATATACCTACCAATTATTTTCTTACCTATATATAATACTGCTACAACAAATATAATAGATGCAACATCTACTACATGACTTCCTGAATCAGATTCTAATGATCCCATTGGAGTTTCAACTTTAAATGATTTATAAATAGGTGGTTCACTTAATGTATCTTGATTTATTGGTTTAGGTTTCATATAGTTTCCTTTTTTGACAACTCATCATATTTCTTTAATGCTTCTTTTAATATTAGCTGTTC